ATGCTCACCGTTAAGCAGATTGAAGCAGCAAAGCCGAAAGAAAAACCATACCGCCTTCTCGATGGTAATGGCCTGTACCTTTATGTCCCTGTATCCGGGAAAAAGGTATGGCAGCTTCGCTACAAGATTGACGGTAAGGAGAAAATCCTGACCGTCGGAAAATATCCACTTATGACTTTGCAGGAGGCAAGGGATAAAGCATGGACTGCGAGGAAAGACATCTCGGTTGGCATCGATCCGGTAAAAGCGAAAAAGGCTTCGTCTAACAACAATTCATTTAGTGCGATTTACAAGGAATGGTACGAGCACAAGAAGCAAGTCTGGTCAGTAGGCTATGCAACTGAACTTGCCAAAATGTTTGATGACGACATTTTACCCATCATCGGCGGCCTTGAGATTCAGGATATTGAGCCGATGCAACTGCTGGAAGTAATCCGCAGATTTGAAGATCGCGGTGCAATGGAGCGAGCCAACAAAGCCCGCAGAAGATGCGGCGAGGTTTTCCGTTACGCTATTGTCACTGGTAGGGCTAAATATAACCCGGCACCTGACCTTGCTGACGCCATGAAGGGATACCGCAAGAAGAACTTCCCATTTTTACCTGCCGACCAGATCCCGGCATTCAACAAAGCACTTGCAACATTTTCAGGAAGTATCGTATCGCTCATTGCTACTAAAATTTTACGCTACACAGCCCTAAGAACGAAAGAGCTTCGTTCCATGCTATGGAAGAACGTCGATTTTGAAAACAGGATTATCACCATCGACGCCAGTGTGATGAAGGGACGCAAAATTCATGTGGTTCCTATGTCAGACCAGGTGGTTGAACTTCTCACTACGCTAAGCTCAATCACCAAACCAGTATCAGAGTTTGTTTTTGCCGGGCGCAACGATAAGAAGAAGCCAATCTGCGAGAACGCGGTATTGCTTGTGATCAAACAAATCGGCTATGAGGGTCTGGAAAGCGGTCACGGATTCAGGCATGAATTCAGCACAATTATGAACGAGCACGAATGGCCTGCCGACGCCATTGAAGTGCAACTGGCACATGCCAACGGCGGTTCTGTGCGTGGAATTTACAACCATGCTCAGTATCTCGATAAGCGCAGAGAAATGATGCAGTGGTGGGCGGATTGGCTTGATGAAAAGGAGGGGTAGTGCCACCTACATCACTGCATGCATACACAGTAGTCTTAAGGCGCATTCAGATCAACTGTCATTTACTATGATTAACCTTAATCTTGCAAAATGTTGAGGTTTTTCTTAATCTTTACACCTATTCACATTTCTGGCGAGCATAGAATGATAAGCAGCAAGGAAGATTACAAGTCATACCTTCTCCTTGACGAAAAGGCTATGAGGCTTCAGGGGTCAAGGTTAAAAAATATAATATTCAACGATATATGGAGATTCCTTAGATTGCTAAGGAGGTTGGAGTATCTTACTAATTGCAAAGGAAATAAAGTTTTAATTCTGATTACAAGACTTAGGTTACGCAAAATTCAAATGAAACTTGGATTTTCAATACCTATCAATACCTTTGGTCCAGGGTTATCAATACCACATTATGGTAACATAGTTGTTAACGCAGGAGCCAGGATAGGTGCAAATTGCCGAATTCATGTAGGTACGAATATTGGCACATCAGCTGGAGCAGGACTTGAATCCCCTGTAATTGGTGATAATTGCTACATTGGTCCTGGAGCAAAAATTTACGGAAAGATAGTTATAGGTGACAATTGTGCAATAGGCGCGAATGCAGTCGTTAACAAAGATTTTAAAGATGGAAATTGCACTATTGCTGGCGTCCCTGCCAAGATAACATCATATAAAACATCAAAAGGTTATATATAATTATTGATAGAAAACAGTTTTCAGTCCTGTGTTAGTCCCAACAGAGGTAATCCCTCTGTAAAGGCCGACATTACTGTTGGTTGTGCTATCAACCCTAACGATTCCATCAATGTTATTTATAAGTGAATTTGTGGTTTGTACAGCGTTGACAGCATAAGATTTACTTTGTGCTGATATATTTGATGCAACTAAAGTACCAGTTGTCATTGATACACCAACGCTTGACGAACCACTCTCAAAAACTGAATTTTTAACAATAGCTTTTGCAACCCCACCAGAAATGTTTATATCTGCTCCGTTAAATGCCTGACTGATTCTCTTGACGTCTGACACGCTGATCAGAGATATACTTCCACCTGATAATATATCAAAGAAGAATGAAGACCTTGTGGGATTTGAACTTGATACTGAAATATCACTTAAGTAAACATTACCAATATTAAATCCGTATCTGATTTCTAACAAAATCGCCCCGTCATAACCTTGCCCATATATGCCATTAATATTTACATACGGTGTTGTGTTATTAACTGCCCGAATTGCGACTATGTATCTTGATCCTTCAGAGTGAATGTTATTCGCGTTTACCTGCCCGGAAGTTATCTGTAGACCTGCGCTTAGCTCATAGGTTGCTGTCGTCTTAAGATAAACATCACTGATAGTATTGAACCCATCAGATGAATCAACACCATTGCCAATCCTTCCTCGCCCACTAACACCACGAACAACACAGGAACTACCATAAACACTAACACAACTATACATAGGGTTAGTTGCTGAGGCGTCATCACAAACCGCAAATACATTTGTTACTGTAACATCATTGGCCTGAACTTTGACTGCTCGCTTAAGTGCATTGTAAGTATAAACGCCATCAACCTTTATTTTCTTCCCGCTGAGCATATTTGATGATGAGTTGTAAATCTGAATAACAACACCATCAGCATCTTCCCAAGGGTTTAGCTTGTAAATCCTTACGTTACTTATAACTCCACTTGATACCTCATCATCATTTGATGGTACTGGATCAAGTGCCGTTCCTACAAGAATCCCTCGACATGGCCCAATTACATCACCCTGAATACCATTTCCAATGGTGGTAATATTATGTATTGATATGTTATCAACGACAAAATTCAATACAGAATTTGCATCTATGAAAATACCATAAGTTAGTTGAGAACCATTACTATCAAAAACATCAACATTCTTAACTACTGGATTAACAGCCCCTGTTTTGATATGAACAGGCCTTCTAATTGCCATCATATTGCAGTTAACTTTAATATTGTTAAGCATGCATGAGTTTACTGTTATAAATGATCCTTCATCTCCGATAGCAACAATTTCACCATTAATCAAATCTTTCGTAATATTAATGGTGCTGGCTTTAACTGTAGTTCCGTTAAGGTCCACATTCAATCCGTGCGCCATAATAGATTCAATTGAATATTTCGCATCAGCACTCGTATCGATATACTGAGATGGCCAAACCAGTGTGTTATGAGGTGAAGAGTATTTATAAGATAGGCCATTCCTTGTTAAATATAACTGTGATGCTGATACCGAAAACCCATCGGCAAGACCTGTAATTCCCGGAGCATATTCGTAAATCTCACCTGAGGATGTGGTGATTTTAAAACCAACATTTGGATCTGAATCCATGGCACCATGTAATGCCCCATTTACTAAATTAACCCCACCAACACCATCTAACTCCTGTCTTAGTTGGTCAGGGTCATACTTCAGCACATTAGGAAAATAGAACTGCTGCGCACCATACGCATCATATACAGCCATAGAATGGCCTTGCACAGTTACGAACTTGGCAATCTGCCCGTTATATACCGGGTAACCAGCAGCGTTAATGATGATTGGTTGCGAAACAGGAATGTGAGAACCGTCTTCGTTTTCCACATAAACCTGAATCTGGTTTTCAGGATTTACCGGATCAGTGTCAATTTTACCGATATAAATTTTGCCATTGGCAACCGCTTTAAAAGAACGCGCCATAGTGAAGAGTTGCGAAGGCATGCTTACCACAACATTTGCGGTGATATCTGACATTTCATTGCTCCAGACGAATGATATGATGCAACCATGATGTGATTGCATACAGAAATGGTACTATTGAGTATTTATCCAGTAGGTTACGATGCCATTCCACCCAACTGGTGAGGCATCAAGGATGTACAGCAAATACGACGAGGCGCAGTTTCACTTGAGACTTCCGCATGAACTCCACGCGAAAATTAAGCAGCGTGCGAAGATGAATAACAGGTCGCTGAACTCAGAGATAATTGCAGCGATTGAAGAATCATTGGCTAAACAAAGCTCTGCATCCGTTTACATTGACGATGCAGAGCGTATGGCAGAACAACAATCTGATATGGTTAAGAAAATGGTTTTTGAAACGCTTAAGACCATGTATAGCAATAATAAAAAGGAAACATAGAAATCTAGTTTCCGGCTAAAATGGCATTTCCTTCATGATATCCTGTGAAAAACTAAGGAGAGTTAGCCATATGAAAAAATCACTGTTAATTATCCCGCTTCTTCTGGTTGGATGCGCAAAAGTAAGTGACTATCAAGCAAGTTGCGAACAACGCTATCAAAAGCTTAGCGATATGGCTAATTGCCTTGATGCCAGTGTGAAGAACGACTCACGCATGGCGTCTGCACCAACACCTAAGCTGTATGTCCTTGCCGCAAAGATGCTCGGGCAAGGTGTTGATGAAGGTAAGATAAGTGACGCACAGGCAAGACTTGAGCTTCAAAATCTTTATGTTCAATTACAAAGCCAAGAGCAAGCCCAACAAATAGCGCAAAGCCAAGCATTCCAGCAGGCTTTATTGAATTATCAGGCTGTAAACACAATGCAAGCGATCGAGCAAAAAGCGCGCCAGCCTGTTATAACTCAACCTTACCCAACACGCGTTGACACATATACAAACTGCAATTCAGGATTTGGAAACACGGTAACATGCAACAGTAGCAGTAATATCAGGTAGTTATATCTTATCTTTTATTGCTGTTCTGCTGTAATTTGGCTTGAAAGTATAGGGCGTATCGCATTTGCAGCATTATTTAGCGCTCTTTCATAAGCTGGCGTTCCAGTTTTAGTGTTTGCCAGGCGTAAGAGAGCATTCCTTGCTGCTTTGGACTCATACAAGCGCATCATTGCACCAAAACCAGCCTCAAGCCCCATTGATACGCCAAGGGTCGCAGTTGCGCCAATCGTCCTTATCCTGTTGGCTTGCGATTGCCCCGTCTGAGTTACTACATTTGCGGTGTCTGACCTTGCTGTTTGCTGTAGAACTTCATGAAGAGCATCAAGCTCTTTCATGTGCTTTCCAGAAAAAATAGTGTTGTAAATTTCACCGCCTGACTGAGATTTCAGCTTATTAACTTCAGTGATGAACTTGGCTGGAGAGTCCCCGGCCTTTTCCGCTATTTTGCTGACGTAAGCTGCACGCATAGCATCTTTCCCCTTATCATCCAGTGCGCTCCAGATTCGTTTCACGTCAGATGGTTTTCTGCTTAATACAACGGTATTTATAAGTTCAGGACTGGCTTCACTGCTTGCCTTGTTGAGCTTGTTGGCAATGTTTTTATTAAGCACCTTATTATAAACGTTTGCATAATCGGAATTTGCTTTAAGGTATTTTGCTGCGTCTGATGCACCGAGGTTTTTAGCAACTGCGTTACGAAGGTCTTTTGACATTGCATTCTCTACCATATTGGTAGCTGCTTTTGCCTGGTTGGGGAAGACCATAGCATCTCCCTGAACATTAGATCTAAATGCTGTTCTGTGCTGACGCAAGAGATCAAACGTAACATCCAAATCAGTTGCAGGGTTTGCTAATTCTTCACGTAGGTTACGCAAGGATGTAAGCAGGCTTTGATTGGCAGACGTCCCAAGCCGTTCCTGTCTTGCGATCGCTGTATTCAGAGCATTCATGGTATTTGTGGTATCAACTGCGGCATTACCCATTTTATTGGTGACGTCATTGATAACAGCGCCAGCGGCATCCTTCCGCCCCCTTAACGTGGTGGTAAGAGATTTCACCACATCATCAGGGTTGTACTCACCAAAACGGTCAAAATAATTACTTACCAGCTTACTACGCGTTGCATATTGCTCCGCTCGCTTTGAGCCTGTCCCGAGCAAAGCCCCCTCGGCATCCTGAGTTAGGCCGCGAGTAAAAGCATTTTTCGGCGGGATAACATCAGATGTCATTGGTGTCACGCCCATCGATTCTGATGTGGCAATTTTCTTCGCCACTTCTGGCGCAATATCACCTTTTATAGCCGTTATTCCACGCCCTATTCCCTTTGCTGCTGCGGAAAGAACACCCTGAGCGGCAAGGTTAACTCCGGCATTTTTAGCTGCATTTTGTGCGAAATCGCCTTTCTGATTTGCGGCCTCTGCCAGTGATCCAATAGCCATGCTTCCTGCCGTTCCAACTCCTGGAACTAAATACCCACCAATTGTTTCACCGGCTTGCGCGTAGGGGTCTGTCGGTCTGTCTACTGGACGATAAACATCATCCAAAACCTTGGGTCCACCAAGCCCCTGACTGATTGCATTAATCAGACTTGCGCCGCCCTGCAATACGTCAAATGGTATGTTTACCAGACCACGACCAGCCTGTTCCGCAATTTTCCCTGCACTTTGACCACCAGTGAGCCAATCACCAGCTTGTTGCATCAATGATGGTTCTTCCCGTGTTGGTGCATTATTGGCCTGATTAACTGTTTGTTGCTGAACAGCCTGACCAGCAAAATACTCATCAATGGCGGTGCCAATATCTTCGGTGCTCGTACCATCAGGAAAGGTAAATGTCTTACCGTTTGCAGTTACTTTCATCATTCCACCGTAAATTGAATGCCTGATTTTGAGGTATATGATCCGGATTGACTCTGCTGCTGTTGGGTATTTGTCGGTTGTTGGCTATTGCTCTGTTGTTGACTATTTGCAGCACTTGAAACCACCAAAGCATCATAAACGCGACCAGACTGACCACGTAATGAGTTATATTGGCCCTGCATTTTTCGCATTTTTGTTTCAGTAGCAGCCTTGGAATCACCAGGCTGAGGCAGGTACATTTTGGAATACTCCTGCATCTCTGGCAGAGTAATTGCTGCACCTGTTTCTGGGCGCAAAATTGCATACAAGGCGTCTCTCGCATTTACCATGTATTGCTGCTCCGCTGGTGATAGGCTTAAATTTGCAATAGTCCCATCACCAAGAGAGCGATTTATTAATGCAACTCGCTTAGGGTCAATGCTTTTACTAAGCTGATTCATTGAGTCCATTGAATCTTTTAATCGCAAAGCAAATCCTGCCGCCTTCTTGGAACCCTCATTAGCCTTATCTATGATGCTTTGCGCTTGTGGCAAGCTAATTGGTTTAATGCCATCACCAGATATAGGTTGGTTTAGTTTTCCGGCTTCCTCGCTGCCATCGGTGTAATACTTAGTTACCGAGCCATCAGGATTGGTTTCAACCTTAAGTAATTTCTTAGCATTGGGATTAATTCCCGCCGCTGCCGCAAATGCCGCTGCACCATCTGGATCTGCCTTTAACATTTGCGCGTACTGATTGTAATTCTGCATTGCGGCTGTTGGTGCATATGCTGACGTTAACGCATTTGCTCGGCTAATATCCTGCCCTCTCGCCTGAAGTGCTTCTCCAGCATGATTGCTGCGAATCGTCTCTGCCAACTCGCCACGCTCAATATCCCGACCAGCCATCTTGTCCTGAACATTGAAGTAATCAATCGGACCAAGCGCAGCCATCCCAAGGTGATCAACAAACTCACCAAATCCTGAAGGATTCTGCTGATACATCTGAGCAACGCTGTTAGGGTCAACACCGACGCGAGTCAGTTCCTTGGCGTTGTTTTGCAGCCATGATTGCATTGCTTCTGGAGACGATGACGCAAGGCGTGCGCCAGCCGCTAAGGTGCCTATAGAATTGCGCTGGTCTTCATCAATGAATCCCATGCCTTTACGAACGGATTCAATCTGGTCTGGATATTGAGTAGCCAACTGACGCAAAGCACCGCGATCACCAGACGCATAAGCATTAGCGTATGCCTGCTGAAATTCTTTCTGCCGCTGAGCCTGCTTTTCCTGCTGAAAAACACCCGCAATACCTGAAAGACCTTGCAAAGCAGTCAGCCCAACATTGTTAGCGCCTGAACGCTCAATATCATTGTTCTGCCTGATAAGCTGAAGCGTATTGCCGATGTCATTTACGCTCGGAGCGTTTGAGTTGACGACGCCGATACCAGCCAACAATCCGCCGTTTGTTCCTTGCCAAGTAGCCATGATTACCCCTTAAAACAACGAGCCAAGCAATCCGATACCAGCACCAATGCCAGCGCCCCAAGGCGTTGATGTTCCCAAAAGGCTGGCAAGACCTGCACCGGCAATCGCACCAGACGTGCCACCGCTAATTGCAGTCTGAAGACTTGATGGTTTATTGGCATTAGCAGCGGCAAGTGCTGCGCTTTGCTGTGCAATGCTGCTCATGTTGTTGGCGTACGTCTGCCCGGCGTTTGCCTGACCTTGCAGCGCACCAAGCCCAACGTTTGCCAGATTGTTGTAATTGCTCATCTGGTTTGATAACCAAGACTGACCGAGTGTCGGCGCGATCGTAGCCAGTTGATTGCTTGTGGCTGTCGAACCAAGTCCACCCGTCGCCTCCGCAGCAGCAAGACTCTGGTAACGCGCCTGACCTGCAAGGTCTTTATACTGCTGAGAGTTGTAATACTGATTAAGTGCCTGCCCCTGACCTTCTAAACTGGAAAGATTCTGCAACTGGTTAACATACTGCTCCGCAAGAGGCGTGAACGGAGCAAGGTTTTTCATGATCGTCTGCCACTGCTGATTTTGCAGGTCTGCTGCATACTTCTGAGCTTCTGCGGCATACTTTGCGCTTTTATCAGAACTGCCACCTTTCCCACCCTTTTCAGGGCAATAAGGTTCCTCGCCGCGCAGTTTTCTGCCCAGCTTAAATGCATATAACATGGCTATCTCCCGTGATTCAGGAAGTCGATTAGTTCTTCGCGTGTTGCGCTGTAAAAAGTCACGTCATCCACGCCTTTGAAGTATTTCTTGATGGTTCCTACTCGCTTAAGGCCAATCATTGCGCAGTACATCTGACCGTGGCGGAATTTGCGCGCAGCGAACGATGTGACGCACTGAACGGTGGTGTTAGTCAGAATGTATCGCCAGAACGCCAGCCCGATTTCCTTGCTGAATCCACGAACCTCTGGCAGGTACATGGCGTGGCAATCAAAGGTCAAAGGCTGAATCTCCTGATAGTAAACAATGCCGCCGAACTGCCCGTGCACGTTCACCTCGAAGTAACGGCATTCAGGCTTGTAGTCGTATCCATCACCGTTGTTGCTCCCGGCGATAATGTCGGGGTGATTTCCCACGGCTTCGATCAGGTCGATGTTTCGCGTTGGTTTGAACTGAATCATTACTGCTCCGCGATTATCTTGATGGTTGTGGCAGTAAACGCCGCACCATTTGACTGAATGGTTAACGTACTGCCATTTGTGGCAAGAAAGCCGTCTTTATCCACGCTGAAGAACGTAGCTAACAGGATGTTGTCGGTTGTTGTCGCCGCATTACGACTGCTGACCAACGTGTCAGGAACAGAGCCGGAAAAGGTTAGCTGCATTGACCTGTTGGCGGTTCCGCTGGGCCACGTCCCGACGATCGACAGCTTGAAGAACAAGGTTTTGTTCTCGTTGAACACAACCATCTTGTTGTTAACAGTGTCGAAGAATGGTGCCAACGTCCCGGATGACGGCGTGAGCGTTTTCAGCAGGCTAACAAGGTTGGTCGGCGCTGTCGGGATGGTTACAGATACGCCAGAGTAAACAACCTCTGACTTTTTGCGAGTAGTGGCATACTCCAGAGCATCAATGCGCGTTTCATGGTCTGAAAGCGTGTTTTGAATGGCGATAACTTCATCAGTCAGATAATCAATATCGTTTTCTGCTGTCGTTAATCGGGAATCAAGGCCGACTATCGCCGATTCTGCGTTAGTGATCCTTGTTTCGTGGTCCTGAATCTTCGCTTCAGCTGATGCCAGTCGAATTTCGTGATCGACCAGAATCACATCCTGCTCATCGTTCCTGACTTGTGCGTCATAAGCGCCCTGTCCGGCCTCGTTGGCCTTGTTCGCCACGTTACCAACATCAGTACCCTGTGCGATAACGTAAAGCAGATACGACTGCGAGAAGATATTGCGTGGAAGGACTGATGTGTCGAGCCGTGTAGCCTGAATGATTACCGGCACATTGAGATTCGAATCCGCCATTACTCAATCCTTATCTGGCAACCAGACAGAGTGACAGGTGACTTCGTGATAACGCGCAATTTGAAGCCGACATTTTTCCTGATGCGCCCTACTCGCTTCCACAAAACGCGTTTGTCGTAAACGAACGGTTCATTCTGCTCAATCATCTGCTCACGTCCGTAATTGATGCCGTCAGTGGTTGCAGAGAGAAAAAGGCGGTCAGCATACTGCGCAACTCCAGTTGAAGATTCAACTTCAAGGTCGAAAACTCTGGCGTTATCCGCTTTGAACAACGGAGTAAACAGCAGGTGTTCCTGTTGCTTGTCGTACTGGCTGCTGATGTCGAATTGCAATTTCCCGGTCACGGAATCCAGCTTATCGCCGCACGTTATCTGATTGCCTTCGTAAATGAAGTCGATAGCGCGGTACACATCGTCATACAAGCCAGTTTTCAACACACACCATTGCGGACCATTGGCGCTTGAAGATGCGTCGTACACGAGGACGTGGCGCGGAAGATGGATAATCAGCAACTCATGCGCATCAAAGCGCAACGATTCCATTACGCCATCAGCCAGTTCATCAGCAGTGTAGGAGCGTAGTATTTTCTCAATGCTCGCGCTGGCGATTGGTGATACCTGACCGGAGCCGATGATATATACAGACGGCGCACCTGTTGCCGGATTGCTGATGAACGCATACGAATCAGCAAACGGCGTTTTGCAGTAGGTTCCGGCAATCCCTTTCTGCACCATCAGTGATGGCTGTGCGACATACAACGCGGCACCAACGGTGGTTGCACCTGTCAGGGAGAAATATTCAATCGTCGATGAACCAAAGCAGACGATGAAGTCTCGCCATGTTCCTATGCCGATGATGCCGTCAGGCTGAGACTCGGCACGATATTGTGCGCTGTAACGGTCAGGATGTGATTCGTCTCCAAGGTCAGTGATAAACCATGAATCAGTGCCGTCTTTTGACCACGCATAACGCCCGCGCAAGCGCGTAATGTCACGAACCGAACCTAACTCATACTGAGTGAATCCGCTGTCTGCAGGCCAGTTTGAGACGGTTTTAACCGTGCCATCATAGCGATACTCTACCAGTTGACCATTAACGCCTACCGCCTGAGATGTTCGACCATGCGCCATTGATACGCGACCACTTCCGGCAACATCACCGACCTCGCTTTCTCCTTTGTACAGCTTGCCACCACATACGCGATAAACAGCATTCTGCGCCATGTTGTACTCGACGCCGCGAGATGCACCGTTCACATCAGAACGTTTGGCAATGCCAGGGAATGAGCGAAGATATCCGCTGCTGTTAAGGATTTCTTTGGGTGTAGCCAACATATTCACTGGCAGATAGTCGATATAGTCGGCGTTTCTAAAGTCTTTGCCGACACCTTTCATAAGCGGAAGTTGCTGAATAGGCATTTATTCACCTATGCGTTTGGGATATCGCCATCAATCAGAGGGAGATCGCCTGGATAATATCGGTCAGATGTGAACACGTCATATTTATTACCCTGTCCTACAGGAAAATCTCCACGTCGTCGCATTGAAGGAACAACCAGAGTGTCGGTCATCAAGGCATCAAATGAGCGTTGGGCGTTACTGAGAACTTGCGGAGTTGGTTCAAGGCTGTAATCAGATAGCATTCTCAGCAATAACTGATAGCCTACTGCGTGTTTGTATTTTCTTGGAAGACCAGACTCATCATCTGGTAATGGCTGCTCATCTCCAGTTGCGAAAGCGTAACCAATGTCGCCGGGGTTAATCATCCACTCGGACATCATATCTTCCAGATCATTTACACCATCTTCAATTGATTGCGGCTCAACATCAGTCAGCGATGCATTAGAAGCAATAGCAAACTTACGAAGCGCAAAAAGGACGATCTCACCCTTTGTCAGTACTGTTGCCATTGTCTGCCGCCTTACGACCTCGCTTACTGGTCGGTTTCAATTCATCAACTGAGGCAACAAAGCCCAACTTTTCGAAAAACTGGAAGTCTTTTTCTGCGATAACGGCCTGTACATGTCCGGATTCGTTATCTGCGGCAAGGAATACACTCATGCGATCCATATTGTTTCCTTAAAACATAAAAGGGGCGGAAGCCCCTTGTTATTACGGATTACCGAAGAACTGACCGCCCATGTGAGGGTTAAAGCACACATATGCAGGCAGTAAGTCAAAGCGCATTTTTTGCACGTTGGCATCGCCATCTGCGTATTTATGTACGCGGATGGAGAAACCTTCATATGTTGCAACAGCAGAATCAATACTGTGCAGTTTCGGCAGTGGGATAGAGCCAAGTCCACAGAAGAACTTGTTATAGAACAGGTTTGGCTTCATTGTCTGGCTAGCAGTGCCTACTACAGATACGGCATCGCCTGCCGCTACCTGACGACTTACAGAGTTGTACTGCGGGTTTGTAGTGTCATAAATCGGAACACCAGAAAGCGTAACCGTCACATCGCCACTGCTGTCTGAATTAGCATCAGCAGTAACCGTTGCAGTGAAGCTAATTGGTGTGGCTCCGTTATACAACGCCTGTTTGGTCTGCTGTTGCAGCCAGTAGGTATTGGTGAATTTAACCTGATCACCAGCTTTCAGAAAACCTGTAACGCTGGCTGTCGCTCCGGTCAATGTTACAGTGAACTGGTATGAGTCTTTAACTGCGTTATAGGTAACAGTTGGCTGTGTTTTGACTGTCAGTGTTCCGCCAAATGCCCCCTGCGTACGAGAGGCAAGCCCATTAGACATCAGTGCGCGAATGCCGCCAAAATTGGTTGGAATCTGCGCATTCTCCCATGCAGTACGAACCAATTGATCTGAAGCGTGCAAACCAGTCTGCGCATCAGCAAGTCGCTGTGCAGACCATGGATCCATTACAGCATAGTTTTCACCTTCATTAACGCCGAGGTCTTTCAGGAAAGATGCCGTCTGCGCAACATCAGACCATTTGGTGATTGGAGTATTGGGGCTACCAAGTGACAACGCACCGTTATTCATCATGAAGTGAGCAAGCTCTGTTTCAAGGTCGGTAACGATTCGCTGGCGAACCGGCGCGAGAATTTCTTCCAGTTGGTTAAGCTTGATCGCTTCCTCCAGTTGCTGATATTCAACAGCAACAGTGATGTAGTTACCTACACGCCCCGTAGCTTTACCTGAGATCAGGTTGTTTTTATTTTGCCCCGAAATATCACCAGTGGGAGTACGGAGGGATGAGAATTGATGCGGACGTTTAAAGCTAACGCTATCGCCAGTGCTGGAGTTGATTTCACCTGCCAGCAACTGACGGTCTACGGTTTTCGCCAGAACTAAATCTGACATAAAACCAGGAAGGAATTTTTTCAGAACGATTTGACTGACGTTACTGTCGAGATTGTTAGGCATTTATCTTTTCCTTATTCGATTTTTGCGCCGGGGCATAATTTGTTGAATTCGTCTTGTTTCGCATCAGCACCGCCACCACGTACTTCCGGCTCTGGCTTGATGGCTTTCTTTGGTTTTGGAGCAAGGCTTACCTGTTTGCTAATCTGCCCCAAGAGGAATGCTGCGCGAATTGGATCTGTCTCAGCGGCTACACGCTGGCGTAATTGCTGGCTCTTACCTAAGCCATAGGCGAGTAGTTCAGAGCCTTCGTCTGCACAGTGAATGATGATTTCCTGCTGAATTGGTGGTAGCTCACTAAGAACAATGGCCTCCATTTCCTGATAATCTTTCACAGGAAGTTTGGCTGCCCGTTGTTTATGCGCTTCTACCCTTTGCTGGAAACGCTGTTGGTATTCCTGTTGCTGACGTAGTTTTTGTTGCTGCTGCTGTTCGACACGGCCTTTTTTCTCATGCCAATCAGTCAATGCCTGTTCAAACGCCTGTTCGTCATAATCACACGACTCAAGAGTCGGTTTTGGTGGAATAGCGTCTGGTTGTGGTTGCTGATGTTCCGCAGGCTTGGCTAATGCTTCCTCAAGCTGGCGGCGCAACTCACGGTTTTCTTTCTGTGTTTCTTTGAAGCCTTTGCGAAGATCTTTCACCCATTGCGGTGCAGGTTTCCCGTCAATGTGATCATCATCGTCAGCGTTAAGCTGAATTTCTTCATCACCAATACGCAAGGCGTAATCTTCTGGTGTCTCTTCGGTTTTTTCAGGCTCAGTTGCCACCTCTTTACCGTTGTCATCCTGGCTTTCATTCTCAGGCTGTGTGAACCGCCCCGGTTTTCCTGGAGAGTGTTTTATCTGTGAACTCAGGCTGCCAGATCATCGTTTCTGATGGAAGCATAATAAGCTTTTTCTGCTTCTGCCGGAGGGATATGACCCAG